TTTATTAATAAAAGGGTCCCCGTCAGTTAGCGTAGAAGTAGCGTGTCTAGCTAAAGCAGGGCAATTAATTAATTCTTTAGATAATCTTAGCTCAGTATTATCTATAAAACGATCAATCTCAGTAGCAAAATCGGTACCATTATTTTCAGTCCAATCTTTTATGTCTTGTACTAAAGTAGCATAATTACTCATGATACTATAACTTCTCCTAGTGTGAAATTCAAAATTAAATCTTCTGCTATTGTTTTCGGTACCATACCAGAAGAACTAAAACTTGTGTCCGCTCCTCTACCAATACTTGCAAATACAACAGATTGTGCTTGTGGTCTTGCATCACGTAATGCTACAGCATCTGCTGGAACTGGTCTGGGCTCTAGTTGTGGATGCTTGTTTTCATGTTCTGTCTTGTGCACTAAAGATCCGTTCCATTCTTTTATCATGTCTTTGTACGGAAAAGCCGCACCGCTTCTATCTGAAACAGCCTTTGAATGTTTTCCTCTTGCGTAACCAGCCATATTAATTAAACGGATTAGCTGCGTCAGCTTTTAATTCTTCTACTTTAGCATCAGTAAAATTAACTTTAGCTTCTATTATTGCTATCTGTTTAGCTAGCGCTGCTATCTGTTCTTGAACGCCTGATAAATCAACAGTTTCATTTACTACAAATTTCTTAATTTCTATAGCGTCTAGTCTTTGATTAAATGTACCCCATGTATAAAAGCCACCGCCTATAGTACACGTGAGCGTAATAAGTAAGCCTAGTTTTTGGAATTTTTCAATCATTGTTGTGCCTCCAGTAGTGCCTTTAATATAAAATATGCTTCATTAGTATTGTTTCTAGCTGCGTTCATTTTTTTACTATGTTCTACAACGGGATCAACACCAATCATGGCTAGTATCTTAGTTGGATCATTATAAATAGTTTTACTGTAACTTTCAAGGCTGATTTGATTAAAGAAATCAGGGTTACCACCGGGTAACTGTCGGTTGTCCATCATGGTGGCATTAAGTGCTGTGTAACTAGAAATATCAGGCTGATTGGCTATCATTTCTCTGCTTAATATTTCATTAACAACATCTAGCGTTGCTGTGATTTGTTGTAGTTTATTAGTGACTTGTTCTTTTATAACTCGCTCTATTTTAGCTATATCAATTTTAATTTCAAGTTTTTCTTCAACAACTTCTGTTTCTTCAGGTTGTTCTAAATCATCTGCCACTGCTTCTTCAACGACAGGTTCTTCGTTTGGTTCTGCAAGCTCTTCTTCAGTCTTGTTCGCGACAACTTTTTCTTGTTCGGCAACTTCTGGCTCCGGTGTTGGTTCGTCTGCAATAGGCTCTTCGCTACTGGGTTGCTCTTCAACTTCTGGCTGTTCTTCTGGTTCTGGCTCATCAACAGGGTCCTCTTCCATGACAGTTTCCTGCATGGGTTTTTCTTCCGGTATAAATTCTGGTTCTGGCTCAGGCATAGGCTCTGGCTCTGTTGCTGCCATCATAACAGGTTCTTCAACCATTTCAACATAGTCTTCTTTATTAGGAATGGGCGCAGAGCTTTCTGTGAGTTCAATTTCCGATCCTGTTCCCATAACATCTTCAGTAAAATTGGCATCTGTTTCTCCTTTAATTTCTGGTTCATTGGTAAACATTGTTATTAAATCATCGGTATTCATCGGTTCCGTGTCAAACATTTCTATGTTTTCCGGCATACCTACATCAAAGTATTCGTCTGTTGGCATATCAGGCATATCCATACTTAAGTCTTGGTTAAATATTTCTACGTCTTCAAATTCTGGTATCATGTCAGTAGCATCCATAGAAAAAACCTCAACTTCAAAAGTTTCTATATTCATATCTTCCATGCTCGTAGTAATATCCATATCAGGCAGGTCATAAATAGGTGGTGGTGTTTCGTAATAATCTATTTCATCTAACTCTATGTACTCTGGCATATAAGTTGTGGTTGTTTCAGGGATATAATAATCTACCTCATTAATTATAAAAAACTCATCAGGGATAAAATCTTCTGGTATGTTTTGTATCATTTCTTCCACCGCATCTATTTCTTCTTGACCCGGACAGGTTGGTGGGTTTTTTTCATAACAGTATTCTATAGTGGTAACGCTAGTTTGTGATAAAGTTTGATAATCTATGGTTAATGTGGGCGAACGCAAATCTACGCCGGCATGGCCTCCGTTATAAGTAGCTGACCCTTGTATATTAAAATTAAAACCTGCTGTGATACTACCTTGAGTTAGATCTTTATTAGGTGCTACAATTAATGTATTGGCATAAGGATTAAATTGATAATTGTGGTTGGTAGTGTCTTCAAAAATTGTGCTTTGTTTGGTGTGGTTGCCTAGGTTGTCTAATGCTGTTTGATACATGGTAAAAGTTGAAGCTTGGTTGTTCCACCAACGAGCTTGTACACCAAAGGTAGAAGTAAAACCTTGTTTGATTTCTGCTTCAGTCATAATACCAGTACTACTTACTGTAGTTTGTAAATACTTTTCATGTTTACCAGTGACAAATATATTTTCAGATAGGTCTGAACTATCTGGAAATTGTGTGCCTAACCAACTACCGTCGTTCCAAGTTTGTGAAACTAAATTATTCGTAGTTGTAACAGTTCCAGTTGTATATGTAATAGTGGTAGAAGTGTCGCCCGGGTTGGGTGTGTCTATCTCTATTACTGTGTCTGCGTTACTGAGTGCAATACTGTTCGCCGTCAGGACAATTAAAATTAACAGTGTTTTTATCATTTTCTTCTGCCTCTAAGTCTGCTCGTTTTTTATCATCTACACCTGTAGTGTATTTAAGATTTTTTGTGTACTCTTCAAAGTCTGGTCTAAGTTCTGGATATTTTTTCCAATACTCTTCAGCTTGAGAACCTATCAGGCCATATGCAGGACAACTGGTCCCGGCATGTGCCATCGCCTCAAACACCATCGGTGACTGACAAAGTAAGGCAATCGACGCTACCCGCATATTCATGTCATGAAGAGCCTTAGCTAATTTTAAACGCTCACAATTTATATCTCTTTTATGTGTACCAATACTTGCTGATAAAGAAAAACTAGAAGCACCTACACCAATACCAATAGTGCAAATGTCTTGTGACATGTTGCTGAGTGCTGGTGCATTAGCCGAGTTTACTGTACGTGTGTCACCAGTATAAGAGTTATTGTTGTTAGTGGTATCATTGTTAGTAGTTGAATTGGACGCTGACCCCGTGGCGTATGTCGTGCTCGCCTCGCTGTGATAGCCGCCTGTAATGGCAGTGTTTGTTGCTGATGATCCCGTGGTAGATTGTGTGTTGGTTGTTGATCCTGCACCCGATACGTCTGCCATCGCTTGATCAAATAAAGCACCAAATGCCCATAGTAATAAACATGATGCGAATAAAATTATAATTAGTTTTTTCATGGGTCGTCCTGTTTATTCGTTAATAATCTTATCACAATGTTTAGCACCGGTAGAATCCGTTGTCATTAAACATTTTTCAATAGAGCAAGTATATTTATTTGTTTTGCCTGAGTTTTTCTCAGCAAATCTTTTTGATGCTAGGCACGTACTTAAATTATCTTGGTGGTACCAACCTTCAACTTTTCGTTCTTCGCCTTGATGAGTCCAAAGGCTTAACAAGAATACTACTTCAATTACTCCCATTATATTTATCCTCCACGTCTATTAGTCTATCTTCGTGAAACTCTATAGTCATAGCGTTCTTTCCAATGTTAGGTATTTCTTCGTCAACCTTTTCTTGAATCTTTTCTACACTACCTGATAAATATTCTACCAGCATATATAGTTCTTGAATCTGTGGAGAAACCATATCTCCTTTGGGCACACCGGAAATAAATTCATTAGCTGCCTCTATGTCTTTTTCAATAAGTTGTAGTTGTGTTTCTATAGAATTTAATCTTTCAATAACACCAAAACCAAACCATGCTGCAACTACAGCGCTGGCTACAATAGCAATAAGATTTTTAGCAGGCAGACTTACCGGCATATCTTCTGAAAGTTTCATAAATCCTCCTCGTTAAACTTCTTCCCCGTACCTGCTCTCACAGAAAAATTCAAATCCTTTTAGGTTATCTCCATTAAGTTCTATGTGTGGGGACAACAACATCATTTTGTTATCTGAAATAAATTCGTGGCAAGACCAAGTATCTTGAAAAGTTTTTTTCTTGTATTCTCTACTAATAGTTAAATCAGTATCGTGAAACGTTAACATTAAAGTTACCGCAAACCACACGTTATTTTCTCTTCATAATATCGGCTGTCTTAAGTCCGTATATGGAACCCACAACCCCAATAAAAATAGTTTGGTACCAAAAAGGTAGACTACCAAACTTTTCAAAAAATAAATCAAGTTTCATTTGAATATCCGGATCACCACTAAACACAGACCAAATTAATAAAATTACTGGTGCTGATACCAAAATTAAAACAAACTCGTCTTTATACCCTTGGTCATTAGACTGACGTACTTGCGCTTGGTACTCAACTTCTCCACTAGCCATTTTACTAGCATGAAGTAAAGCAGCGTCAGACATAAGTATCTTAGCTTTTTGTTTATTAGCAAATATTGCTGAACCAGTTTTTAATACTGTTGGTAAAAGTGATAACCACATTATACAATTCCTCTTATCATTTCAGATAAACCATAAGCTCTATTAGGTGTTTGTTTTGCCCATCTAGAATCAATCATCTCGTCTGCGGCTTTGTTGTAATCTTGGTCTTTTAAACCTTGTATAAAATTAACAAATTTCTTCAACCTAGGTAAACCAAGTTGAAATGCCATTTCTATTAATACTGATTCCACTACTTCATGAAATGGAATATCTTCGTCCTCTAATAAATCGTGAGCGTTATCAAAAGCTGTTTTGTAATCGTCTTCAAACACGCCTTCTAATTCTTCGGGAGAATAAATTTCTCCAACTATAAAATCATCTTTAGCCGTAACTAAATGGCCGTAGCCTACTGTCTTATA